CTGAAGGCAAGAGAGCTTGAGCTGAAAGAAGCCGAGCTTGTTGCGAACAGGGCTGACAGGATGGCGGGCATGGTTGCTCAGCCAGTAACAGGCCAGAATGGCCATGAAACTGTTGAGGGGTTCAATTATGAGTGATGTTTCTGGTTTTGACAGCATTATCGAGAGCGTTAAAGCAGCTGATCCAGCGCCTGACGTAACAAATGACGCTGTGCAAACAGAGGAAGGCGTTGCTGAACAGGCAGACGCTAGCGAAGAAGGCCAACAGGAAGAAGCTCAAAAAGAAGGCGAGTTTCCAAAAAAGGCCGTCAACGCATTAAACCGAGCCAAGCGCGAAAAGCGCCAGCTCCGCGCTCAAGTCAAAGCACTTGAATCGCAGTTATCAGAGCTAAAGGCATACAAGCCCGAGGCATCTTCGGCACCTGATCCTAGGCAGTTTGATAGCTACACGGACTTTAACGAGGCCAACGTTCAGCATCAAATTAAGCAGGCAATGGCAGAGGCCCAGAATAAGGGCAAATTAGAAGCACTAGAAGGCCAGCGTAGCCAGATTGCAGAGCGACGTAACCAAGAAGTGGCACAGGTGGCAATGGAGACTGCAAAGCAGCTCCCAGACCTCCCTAATGTTATTTCTCAGTATACGAATCAACTGGATAACGTAAGAGGCGAATTGGCAGAGCTTATCTACGAAATGGATAACGCGCCGCTCGCTATTTATACGCTGGCAAAAGAGGGAACGCTTGAGGACGTGCTAGATGCGCCTCCTGCACTCGCCGCTGTGCATTTAATGCGCGCCCAAGAGCGTGGTGAACAGGCGTTGAAAGCTAAATCACCACGTCAATCAGTAACAAACGCACCTGATCCAATTCGAGCGTCGAAGGGGACGGGTGTCAACCAAAAATCGCTGCAAGACCTATCTGGGCAAGAGTTGCTCAAATGGATGCGCAGCAAATAACCAACTGAAAGAAGGAAACCACTAAAATGGCAAACTCAGTATTAACCGTAAAGCAGGCGCAGACTATCATCGCGAAGTCCGCGGCCGCTATGTTCAAAGATAAGTGTCAGTTCCTCAATACTATTGATATTGAGCCTGATGCTACGTTCAAGGGGGCGAATGGCTATATGGCTGGTGATACCGTCACCATCAATAAGCCTGCTCGTTTCATTATGAACAACACAGCGGACATCACGTCGGCAATTCAGGATGTCGTCGAAGAGAAAACCACGCTTGCTCTGTCCAATCAGCGCAACGTTCCTATCGCTTTGACCTCGGCCGAAATTGCGACTGACTTGGCTCTTAAAGATTGGATGAGCCGTATTCTTGAGCCAGCGATGACCGCCCTTGCGAATGGTGTTGAGGCTGAATGTTTAACAGCCGCTAAGAACGCTGTTGGCAACTCCGTTGGCACTCCGGGTTCGAGCCTATTTGACACGGACATGATGCTGTCGGCTCGTGAATTGCTGGGCAAGAATCTGGCACCGCAGGATGAAAAGCGTGTCGCTCTTCTTGATAGCTCGGCAATGCGCAAGGCTGTAAATGCTCGTAAGGGTCTGTTCCAGTCTTCCAGCGAAATTGCGTCGCAGTACAAGAATGGCTATGTTGGTCTTGCTGATGGCTTCACGTTCCTTGAGAATAATATGCTGCCAACGCACACCAATGGTAACGACGTGACTGGCGTGGCTGTTCGCACGACTGTTTCGACACAGGGCTCGACAACCATTTCTGTCAACGGCTTGACAGCCAGCACTGGCACCGTAACGAAGGGCTCTACCTTCACCGTTGCTGGCGTTTATGCTGTGCACCCAGTGACCAAGCAGGCTTATGACTATCTGCAGCAGTTTGTTGTGTTGGCTGATGTGACTGCCGATGCTTCTGGCTTTGCTGATCTGACTGTTTACCCTGAGATGTACACAAGTGCAGCTGGTGGCCGTCAGAATATCAGTGCCTTCCCGAATAGCTCGGGCGGTACTGTTACGTTCTTCGGTTCTGCATCGACCAGCTACAGCAACAGCATGGCCTATCACAAGTCGGCTTTCCGTCTGGTGTCTGCGCCTCTGGTTCTGCCGAATGGTGTGCACATGGCCTCGCAGGAGCGTCAGGACGGCATTAGCGTTCGTGTAATCCAAGATTACGCACCGCTGACCGATAAGATGATCATGCGCCTTGATCTGCTGTACGGCTTCACAGCTGTGCGCCCTGAGTGGTCAACTCGTCTGTGGAAGTAATGTAATGGGCGTGGGGGTGTAATTCCCCCACAACCTTTTATCGGGGGCTGATATGGAAAAAGTGATTAAGTTTACAAAAGGCGATGCTGTCAAGTTCTGCTTTGAGCGGTTTGAGTCTGATCTTGTTTCTCTTGGCTGGGTGTGTGCTGACAAGCCTGAGCAAAAGCAAGAGGAAGCTCCTGTGTCTGTTGAAGAGCCTGCTATTGATGTGGACGACTTCGAGGATACTGAATACACAAAGGAAGAGCTTATTGCGCGAGCAAAAGAGCTTGGACTTTCTGTTGATGGTCGCTTTGGTGAGGCTCGTTTGCTTGAGCTGATCAAAGAGGCTGAAGCCGCAATGGATATGAGCTTGTAAGAAAGAGGCTATCATCATGACGACGGCGAGAACAATAATCCGCAGGGCTATGCAAAAAGCTGGCATTCTGACAAAAACGGAAGTGCCGTCGGCTGATGAGGCACAAGATGGTCTTGACAGCCTGAATGGTATTGTCTCAATTCTGTCAAATGAAAATCTGATGATCTACACGCGCCAAGAAAAGGTTTTTCCTCTTGTCGCGGCGAAAGCAAGTTACACAATAGGCATCGGCGGTGACTTTGACACTGTTAGACCGATGAAAATCGCCTCTGCATATGTGCGCATTGGCAATATTGACTATCCTTTGTATCCTTATCGTGACACGTCCTACGATGAAAATACAGCGCTTAAGAGCCTGACAGCATTGCCAAGCCAGCGCTATGTTTACGATAACGGATTTCCTTTAGCGAAGATTACGCTTTACCCTGTGCCAACATCAAACTGGAATATCCATTTGCGCACAGAAGACCCTATTGACACATTCGCGCTCGATGATGAGGTTGATCTGCCGCCGGGCTGGGTTCACTTCTTGACGCACGAGCTTGCGACGCTGTTGCAGCCAGAATATGGGCAGCCTGTTAGCGGCGACTTGAAGCTTATAGCCAATCAAGCACGGGCCGCGTTAGAGGGCGCTGTCGCAAAAAACCGTACTATGGACGCACAGCCTGTTGGCGCAGAGCAGTTTAACATTTACACAGGGCAGGGCTACTAATGGCCAAGATAGGGCTCGTCGGGCCGTCTTATGTGATGAAGTCGTTGCCGCTGGATGCACAGCGGACGATCAACCTTTTCCCTGTTGCTGATGAGAGCGGCAAGGAAACGGCTGCGTTGTATATGACCCCGGGTCTTTTACATCTAGCAACCATTGGCAACGGCCCTTGCCGCAAGTGCTTTAGCTCCAGTAATGGGCGAGCGTTTGTTGTTTCAGGTTCTGGCGTCTATGAATACTTTGAAGATAACAGCTACATTCTGCGCGGCGATCTGGATCAAAGCTTTGGAAATGTCAGCATGGCAGAAAGCGACTTGCAGCTTGCTATTTGCGACGGAACAAGCCTATTTATGTTCACTTATGCGACGAATTCGTTTCAGAAAGTCACGGGTACAGGTCTTCCAGCGAGTGTTGGCTATGTAGAAAGCATTGATGGCTATTTTGTTGTCACGGAAAATAATTCGGGACGCTTTTTCATCTCTGGTATACTTGACGGACTGAGTTTTTATGCTTTGGACTTCGCAACGGCTGAAAGCAACCCTGATCAACTGTTAGCGATTGCCAATGTGACAGGACAGCTTTACTTGCTCGGCAGCCGTGGCTTTGAGGTCTGGACAAACACGGGTGCTGAGGCGTTCCCATTCAACCGTGTAAATGGTGCTATTGGAACAAGTGGCGTTATGGCACCGCATACTGTCTGCATTAATGACGGCGTGTTGCTGTGGGTTGGTCAAGATAAATACGGAAACGGTAATGTGTTCTTGATGCAAGGTTATCGCCCGCAGCGCATTTCTACAGAAGCCATTGAGCTAATACTTAATTATGTTCCGAATCCTTCTGAGATGAAGGGTTATATGTATCAAAGCGAGGGGCACGCGTTCTATGTCATCACTGGCGGCGGTCTTGAAACGTCGCTTGTCTTCGATTTAACGACCAAGCTTTGGCATGAGCGCGCCTTCTTAAATGATGATGGTGATTTTGAGCAGCATCTTGCTTATGATCTCATGTATGCGTTTGATAAGCATATTTGCGTTGACCGCAGGAATGGAAATATCTATGAAATGTCAATGTCTGCTTATGATGATGCGGGTCTTCCGATAGCTCGTGAAAGAATTTTCACACATCTTAGTGACGAGAACAAATATATACGCTATAATAAGCTCGAAATCGGTGTTGAGGCAGGTGTCGGTGTGCAAGATGAAGCATCGGATGGCTATAATCCACAGATTTCCTTGAAGCTATCGAAAGACGGCGCTCGTACTTGGTCTGACTGGCAAAACGTCGAAATTGGCAAGGCTGGTGAGTTCCGCAAGAGAGCGATTTTCAGACGTTTAGGGGTAGCTTATCAAATGACGTTCCGCATTCGCATTAGCGCACCTGTCAAGGTGATGATAACGGGGAGTTACCTTGAGTAATACCTCGCCGCCGCCTATTCAGCATCAAATGGCTGACGACAGCATGAATGCTACCATGCCGTGGGTACTGTTTTTTAACAACATGTATAACGGCGACATCGGCACGTCGTGGACGCCTGAGTTTGCAAACCTGACAGTTACGGGCACGCCAACTTATGAGGGGCGGTATATTCTGCTCACTAAGCAGCTTGCTTATTTCAGAATTAACATTGCGCCTAATGGCGGCAATACAACATCGACGGCAGGAAGCACAGCGATAACAAACTTTCCGCTGCCGTTTGCACAAAATGGAATTTGCTTTGCCGTCTCTGGCCTTGCTGGGACGAATGCGGGCATGGTCAATGCGCCTAATAGAAAGATTTACACGCCGAATTGGAGCGCTGTTAGTGT